GGCGTAGGATTTAGTGTTGAAAGGCAATACATTAACAAGCTACCAGTAGTAGCGGAGGAGTTCCATGAATCAAATACCATTATCAATGTCGCTGACAGTAAGTTGGGGTGGGCATCAGCATACCGTGAACTTGTTAGCCTTCTCTTCTCGGGACGTATCCCTACTTGGGACGTTTCCCGAGTTCGTTCTGGAGGAGCTAGGCTCAAAACTTTTGGCGGTAGGGCATCAGGTGCGAGACCACTTGAAGATTTATTCGAGTTCACAATCAAGACGTTTAAAGAAGCAGCCGGGAGAAAACTAAATTCAATTGAATGTCATGACCTTGTTTGTAAAATTGGTGACATCGTTGTTGTTGGTGGAGTCAGGCGTTCAGCTTTAATTTCTTTATCAAATTTATCTGATGATAGGATGCGTATCGCAAAGTCCGGGCAGTGGTGGGAACAGCATGGACATAGAGCGTTAGCTAATAACTCTGTTGCATACACTGAGAAGCCTGACATGGCAGCGTTCATGAAAGAGTGGGAAAGTTTATACTTAAGTTTTTCTGGTGAACGAGGCATTTATAATAGACAAGCTGTTAAAGAATTTTCTCCAGAAAGAAGAGAGAGAATAAGAGAGACAGATGATATTGGAACTAACCCTTGTAGTGAAATTAATTTATTAGACTGTCAGCTATGTAATCTTTCAGAAGTAATTGTTAGACCAGAAGATACTGTTGAAACTCTAACTAAAAAAGTTAAGGTGGCTACAATAATTGGTACGATGCAAGCATCCTTAACAAACTTTCGTTATGTTAGACCAGCTTGGAAATATAATTGTGAAGATGAAGCTCTGCTTGGTGTATCATTAACTGGAATAATGGATAACGATTTATTATCCGGTAGATTAAAGCGTTCTGAATTAGAAAAAACTTTAGAACATCTTAGAAACATATGTATTAAAACTAATATTAAATATGCAGAATTGTTTGGGGTTAATCCTTCTACAGCAATCACTTGTGTTAAGCCTAGTGGAACGGTCAGTCAATTAACTAATACTGCTTCTGGTATTCATCCACGACATTCTCAATATTATATACGTTCAGTTCGACAAGATAATAAAGACCCACTAACAACATTTATGATTGATAAAGGTTTTAAATATGAACCAGCTTTTGGTAAAGAAGATAGTACTACTGTATTTTATTTTCCTGTACAAGCTCCTAAGAAAGCAATCATGCGTGAAGAGAGAAATGCAATAGAACAATTAGAGCATTGGTTAGTTTATCAAAAACATTGGTGTGAACATAAGCCTAGTATAACTGTATATGTAAAAGAGCATGAATGGTTAGAGGTTGGTGCTTGGGTGTATAAACATTTCAATGTCATGAGTGGTGTTTCATTTCTACCTTATGACGGAGGAACATATAAGCAAGCACCGTATGAAGAATGTAAAAAATCTGACTACACAAAACTTTTAAAAGCAACACCTGAAGTTGTTTGGGAAGAGCTGGAAGAAGGAGCTGACAATACATCTAGCTCTCAAACTTTAGCTTGCACCGGAGGTGCTTGTGAAATCTAACAGTAAGCTTAAGGAGGTAAAACCTGTGATACAAAAGACTGCAATGAGGTTAGCTTATGAAAAAGCTGGGGGAGTTATTAATTCTAACGCTGGGATTATAACTCGTAAACAAATGTGGCATGTAAGGAGAAAAAAGAAAGGTGAAAGACAATGATGATAGCCAATTTATTGAACACGCTGCTTGCCCTAATGCTGAGTGTGGTAGTAGCGATGCTCTTGCGATTTACTCAGACGGTCATGGGTATTGTTTCAGTTGTAATAGCCATTATAATAATATGTCCGACATTACTAGCCCTATACCTGTTCGAGATAGTGCTGTGGCTGGACGAACCATACTACTTAATGGCGAAGCAATTCCGCTCAAGTCGAGAGGAATTACGCAAGATACAACTACTAAATTTTCATATCTTGTGGCAGAAGATAAAAAGAAAATCACCGTTCAAGTCGCAAACTATGCGAATAGTAAAGGACAAATAGTTGCACAAAAACTTAGATATCCAGATAAAAAATTTGTTTGGATAGGCGATACATCAGACATTACTTTATTTGGACAGAATGTTTGGAGAAGTAGTGGTAAGATGATTGTAATAACGGAAGGAGAGATTGATGCTCTTTCTGTTAGTCAATGTAATGGTAATAAATACCCTGTCGTTAGTTTATCTCACGGAGCAGCTTCAGCACGTAAGCAGTTATCTAAACAACTAGAGTGGCTTGAAAATTTTGAGTCAGTTATTTTAATGTTTGATAGCGATGCTCCCGGGCAACTTGCTGCGGAGGAATGTGCCTCATTATTTTCCCCGGGCAAATGTAAGATTGCAAAATTAGAGGGAGCAAAGGATGCTAACGAGTTATTAAAGACTGGACAAGTTGCCAAGATAATTGATTCCATATGGGGAGCAAGACCATACAGACCAGACGGAATTATTTGTGGTAGTGAATTAAAGGAGTCGATTGATAAGCCTCTTGAATGGGGCTTGTCGTATCCTTATGAAGATTTAACTAAACTAACTTACGGTATAAGACAAGGTGAGATAATTTGTCTAGGTGCTGGGACTGGTATGGGTAAGTCTGAATTTTACAAAGAGATAGCAACCCATATTGGTATCGAACATAATAAAAATGTTGGGCTAATATTTTTAGAAGAGAATGTAACTGATACAGCACTCTCTATTATGAGTAAGCATGGGAATATTCCTTTCCATATACCTGATGCAGTTTATACTCAAGAACAAAAAGATAATTCTTTTAATGAAACTCTTGCTAAAGGTAATTTCTTTTTCCATGACCACTTTGGATACATGGATTACAACAGTATAAAATCTAAGATTAGATATATGGTTGTTAATTGTGATTGTAAATATATTTTCTTAGACCATATCACTGCACTCGTTACCGGACATGAGGGTGATGAAAGGCGTGAGCTTGATAGAATAATGACAGACTTAGCTACGTTAGTTAGGGAGCTAGGGTTTACATTATTTATTATTACTCACCTTGCAACACCAGAAGGCAAACCTCATGAAGAGGGTGGGCGAGTAATGCTTAGACATTTCAGAGGTTCAAGAGCAATAGGTCAGTGGTGTAATTTTTGTTTTGGGTTAGAGCGTAATCAACAAGCAGAAGAAGAAGCTCTAAGACACACCACAACTTTGCGTATTCTTAAAGATAGATATACTGGACGAAGCACAGGGGAATGTGTTTATTTAACATACGACTCCAATACTGGAAGAATTAATTCTACCAAAAAGCCATGTCCTTTCGATGAACAGGGGGAAGAAACTAATGTTGATTTTTGATATAGAAACTAATGGTCTATTAGATACAGTAACAAAAGTACATTCTCTCTGTATTATTGATAGTGAAACTGGGAACTCATATCGGTATACAGATTACGAAATGAAACATGGGCTTACTCAGTTAAGTAAAGCAGACACAATTTGTGGACATAATATTATTATGTTTGATTTACCAGCCCTTAAAAAAATATATGGGTTTGAGTATAAGGGTAAGGTTGTAGATACAATAGTAATGTCTCGGGTTATATTCTCTAATTTAAATAGCCTTGATTGGGCTAAGAGTAAAACCTGTGATTGGATACCTACAAAATATTATGGTAAACATTCTTTAGAAGCTTGGGGATTACGCTTAGGTTTTCCTAAAGATGATTATGCAGACAGGATGAAAGAAAAAGAGTTAGACCCTTGGGCTAATTGGTCTAAAGAAATGGAAGACTATTGTGTGAGAGATTGTGAAGTTACATTAGCTTTATTTAATAAGCTTGATAAGCATAATTATTCGCAACAGTGTTTAGACTTAGAACATGATGTTGCTAGTATAGTTAATAGACAAATTCAACATGGTTTTATGTTTGATGTTCAGGCAGCTAATAAACTATATGGAGTTCTTTCAGAAAAGAGAGATAAATTATATAAAGAATTATCAGATATATTTGGTAGTTTTTATAAGCCGGGTAAACTATTTACACCTAAAGTAAATAATAAAAAGCTCGGTTATGTTAAAGGAGTTCCGATACAAAAAAAGAAACTGTTAGTTTTTAATCCAAACTCTACTGACCATATAGCAAATAGATTAATTAATTTATACAGTTGGAAACCAGACGAGTTTACTCCCTCCGGCAAACCGAAGGTAGATGAGAAGGTGCTACGTAAATTGAAGGTCTTATATCAAGACAGCGATTCTCCGCCTCCCCTTGATATGTTGATTGAGTACATGCTTATCCAGAAACGGATAGCTCAATTAGCAGAAGGAGATAAGGCTTGGTTGAGACATGAACGTAGTGGACGTGTACATGGAAGTGTTAACACAGGTGGTACTATTACCGGGAGAATGACACACCAAAACCCAAACATGGGTCAGGTAGTGTCTAACAATTCTCCTTATGGTACAGAGTGCCGTTCTCTATTTACTGTGCCGGAGGGGTTTTCTTTAGTTGGTGTTGATGTTGATGCATTAGAGCTACGAGTGTTTGCACATATGGTAGCTCGGATAGATGGAGGTGAGTATGGACGAAGCGTTGTTAGTGGAAAAAAGGAAGAGGGCAATGATGCTCACAGCGTTAACCAGAGAGCTATTGGATTACACTCAAGAGCTAATGCCAAAACATGGTACTATGCTTGGGTCTATGGAGCTGGAGACCACAAGCTCGGAGAAATTGTGTACCAAGATATTCCTGAAAACTCACGTCCTTCATACTCTGACAGCCGTATGGTTAAATTGGGAAGAGAATCAAGACGTAAGTTGGAGAGCAGCCTTCCAGCACTTGGAAGATTTGTTAAAGATGTGCGACAAGTTTTCGAGAGAAGAGGATACTTATATGGGCTGGACAAACGTAGACTATATCCTAAATCAATTGCAAGCTGCGTTAATACACTCGTGCAAGGAGCTGGAGCTGTCGTTACAAAAAAAGCTTTAGTAATATTAGATGAACTTTTATTACCACATAAAGGTAAGTATGAGTTTGTAGCTAATGTGCATGATGAATGGCAAATAGAGTGTCAAGAAGACATTGCTGAAATTGTAGGTAAGACCGCAGTAAAGGCTATCAAGAAAGCTGGAGAATATTATAATTTACGGTGTGAATTGGAGGGGCATTATGGCATCGGCAAAACTTGGGCAAGCACTCATTAATAGACAGAGATTAATTTATAATTATAAAAAGAATAGAGCTAAACAAGTTAATGTAGAGTTTACTATTCCTTTTCATGACATATCATTCCCAAATTTTTGTCCGGTATTGGGGGTAGCTTTAGAATACTTTGGTGCTTGGTCAAAGTATTCCCCCTCATTTGATAGAATTAATCCGGAGTTAGGATACGTCCCGGGTAATGTTCAAATAATTTCTCACTTAGCTAATGCAATGAAAGCTAATGCTAATGAAAAAGAGTTAATTAAATTTTCAAGATGGGTGGATAATACTTATGGCATTTACATACTTATGGACAAATAATAAATGGACAACCGATAAGAAAAAAATACAGCAATTTGAAGATATACATGCTGAATGGTTATTTTATTGGACTATGTTTTCTAATTTAGAGGGGCTGTTAGAAGCCCAGTGAGGGTACTATGGATATATTAATAGATGCAGATATTATTGCATACCGTGCAGCAGCATCGAGTGAGATTGCTGTTGATTTTAAAACAGATGATTGTTGTGGTGAACTTTGTTGTGAATCATATCCAGAAAAATTAATACCAGCAATCAAAGCTAATGTCTCCGATTGGTTATCGGTTGTAAAAGATTTACTTATGGTTGACACAGCTAAAAAAGAAAAGCTTTTTAACTCAGCCGATATTATTATGGCATTATCAGATGATGATAAAAATTGGAGAAAAAATTTATGTCCAGATTACAAAGCTAATAGAACTGATGTGCATAAACCAGTTCTTTTACAGAAAGCTAGAGAATATATTCAAGAGAATTATAAATTTTTAAAGTTTTCAAATTTAGAAGCGGATGATGTTATTGGTATACAAGCCACTCTTAAAGATGATGTACAAAAAGTTGTAGTAAGTATTGATAAAGATTTTTATACCGTGCCATGTCGCTGGATAAACCCTGTAAAAAGAATGCGTAAATATGTTTCTACTTTAGAGGCAAACTTTAATCATATGATACAAACATTAACCGGAGATACGGCAGATAATTATTCTGGCTGTCCCGGGGTTGGTTTAAAAAGAGCACATAAAGCTTTAAACTATTTTGAAGCTGATAGGTGGTGGGATGTAGTTGTAGATTTATATAATAAAAAAGGACTTGATGAAGATGCTGCAATTGTTCAGGCTAGGTTAGCTAGAATATTACGTGCAGAAGATTACAATTTTCAAACAGGAGAAATTAAATTATGGAAACCAAAGACACTATCAAATCAAGATTAGAATCTGGTGTAGCTAAACCTAATAGCAATCAGTTTGAATATGTAAAAACACAATCTCATTATAGTGATAAACCTATTCAACCAATAGACTATATGAAATCAGTAATGTCTCCAGCACAAATGGAGGGATATTTAAGGGGTAATGTTATTAAATATATCTCAAGATACCCAGATAAACATGCTGACGGTTTAGAAGACATAGCTAAAGCACAAGTATATTTAAACTGGTTAATGGAATATCTGGTTAATCAAGATGTTACCGTTAAATAGTAACCTTTGTGGTAATCTCTTAATGGTGGTAAAAATTTAATGGAAGAAAAACCTTATATATCACCTGATATGGCTACATATTTATCTAACGTTTATCCGATAAAACCTCCTACTGATAGAGATGCTGATACACCACTAACTCCTTGGAACATTGCATTTGATGCTGGAGTTCAGTTTGTTGTCAACCAATTAATAGAAATCTCTAAACAACAAGAGAAAGAAGGTTATAAATAAATGTGCAATTTCTTTCCAGACCCTCCAAAAATAGACCCTCCAAAACCAAAAGCAGAAGTTGTTAAACGTGACGAAGCTCCAACTTTTGGAAGAGGTAATAAAACATTGGCAGCTAACTTAGCATCTCGAGCAAAACGTACCGGAACTTCCGGGTTTAAGGTTGACTTAAACACTCCAGAAAAATCTGGTCTCAATATTCCTTTAACAGCTTAAATGTATAATTCAAAAGAATCCGTTAAAGCACGCTATACCAGAATGGAAACTAAACGTGAACCATTCTTAAGGCGAGCTAGACGAGTATCCGAACTTACCCTACCTTTTCTAATTACACCTCAAGGTCATGAAGGTTCTAATGACTTACCTACACCATATCAAAGTTTAGGTGCAAGAGGGATAACAAACTTATCCGCAAAATTATTACTTGCACTCCTTCCTCCAGATAGCCCTTTCTTTAGATTGTCTATAGATAAATTTAAAAAAGAAGAAATGGGTGCGGAAGATTCCTCTCAAGTTGATAAAGCATTATCTGATGTTGAAAACTCAATAATGGAATATGTTGAATCTTCTCCTATTAGAACAAATCTTTTTGAATTATTAAAACACCTCCTATCTTCTGGAAATGTTTTAGTACATTATGATAGTAGTACAGATAAATGTGGTTTACATGTTTATGGTATGGATAAGTATGTAGTATCAAGAGCACCAACAGGAAAATTATTAAAAGTTATTTTAAAAGAATTAGTTGTTCCAGAAGAATTAGAACCCAATGTTAGAGCAGCATGTGATATTAAGGATACAGATGATTTATTAAAACAAAAAGAAATGTTCACATGTATTGAGTGGAACAGTAATAAAGAGATGTATTATGTTAAGCAAGTTTTAAACGGACACACTGTACCAGATAGTGATGGAACTTATTCAAAAGATAATTTACCTTGGCTTGCTCTTAGATTACATAAGATAGATTCTGAATCATGGGGGCGTGGTCATGGTGAAGAATATTTAGGGGACTTAATTACCCTCGAACAACTACATCGTTCTATTGTGGTTGCAGCTAATGCTGCCGCTAAGGTTGTATTCCTTGTTAACCCTAATGGGGTAACTAAAGCAGATGATTTAAACAAAGCTACCAGTGGAGCTTTCCGTACTGGTACTGCTAATGATGTATCTACAATTCAAATGGATAAGTTCGCAGACTTTCGTGTTGCATTAGATACAGTAGGTAGAATAGAAGAAAGATTATCTTCTGCGTTTATGCTACGTGAGTCTGTACAAAGAGATGCAGAGCGAGTAACGGCAGAAGAGATTAGATATATGGCTGGAGAATTAGATGATTCTTTAGGTGGCATATACTCTATACTTGCTCAAGAATTACAACTACCTCTAGTTAAATTAATAATGAAGGATATGGAAAAAAAGAAAATCCTTCCAGCTTTACCAGAAGATTTAGTTACACCAGTAATTACAACTGGGCTTGATGCTTTAGGTAGAACACAAGATTTAATTAAGTTAGATAATTTAGTAAAAGATATCTTTCAACTATCTCCAGAAGTTGCAGCTAAATATGTAAACATTAGTGAATACATTAAACGAAGAGGGGCTGCATTAAAGGTTGATACTGAGAATTTAATAAGAACAGAAGAAGAGGTTGTGCAAGCTGATAATCAAGCACAACGAGCACAGATGATTCAACAAGCAGTAACACCCGGCATTAATGCGTTAAGTAAAACAGGTGCATTAGATAATGCTGAAATGCCACAACCCCCACAATCTACAGGAGAGCAATAAATGAAATGGGATACCCCACAATACAGTGATATTCGTTTTGGTTTTGAAGTCACCATGTATATCAATAACAAATAGGAGTAATTATGGCAAATGCAAACCCTTCTCGCCCCGGTGGTGAAAACGCTAAGGCTGAGAAAAAAGAGAAAGTAGTCTATAAAACTGAAAGCTCTGCTCCAGTTTTGAAAGGACAAAAGAAAGATAAAGATGGAACTACTGTAACTTATAACTAATGGAAGATACAGCTACACAACCATTAGAGCCGGATACACCTGAGTATAATGAGTCTATGATTCAAGCTGCTGAGGCTGAACAAAACGTATCTGACAACTCTGATGCGGAAGTAACACCGCCAGAAAGACCTGAACATGTACCTGAAAAATTTTTCAATGCAGAGACAGGTGAAATCAATCATGAGGCTTGGGCTAAAGAGACTCAGTATTGGCAAAAGAAAGCTGGTGGTGAACCTAGTAAGGATGCTACTGAAACCAACCCTGATGCACAAGATACACCTTCTGAAGAAACGCCTCCAGTAGAAGGAGAGTTAAGTTTTAAAGAGTTTACTGAAGAGTATCAAGCAACAGGACAATTATCCAATGACTCTTACCAGAAATTAGATAAGGCTGGAATACCTAAAGATTATGTTGATGCATATATCAAAGGACAAGAAGCTTTATCTCAAGCATATCAAAATCAAATGTATGCTTTAGCTGGAGGTAAGGAAGCTTATGGAGAAATGATTGATTGGGCAAAAACTAATTTACCTAATGATGAAATAACTAAATTTAATAGTTTAGTAGAGTCAGGTAATTCTGATGTTGTCGAATCAGCAATTCAAAATATGCATCAAAGATATGTCGCTACGAATGGGCAGCCTCCTAAAGTTTCTATAAGAGGAGAAGCATCTAGTGCTCAAACAGATGTCTTTAGGTCTGAAGCGGAAATGAGAACAGCAATGTCTGACCCACGCTATGCTTCTGACCCAGCATATAGACAAGATGTAGAACAAAAGTTATTGAGGTCTAAAGATATTTTACCTCATCGTAACATGTAAGAATTTGTAGAAATCCTTCAACTAACGAAAGCCTCTCGAGGGAGACAACTTTAGTTTAAGGTTGGTGTGATAGATACAATAAACAGCCCTTCGGGGATTTTATTAATCATACTATAGGTATATAGAAAATGGCAAACGCAACCGTTTCTCGCCTAGGTCAAGTGAATGGAGCAAATGATGTAACAGCATTAATGCTGAAAGTCTTTGCTGGTGAAGTTCTAACGACCTTTGAGGCGAATAACATTTTTAAGCCGTTGCATAATGTCAGGAGTATTAGTTCAGGTAAGTCAGCACAGTTCCCAGTAATTGGAACTGCAACGGCAGCCTCTCATACTCCGGGTGCAGAGCTAGTCGGTACTGCAATTAAACACAACGAGAAGGTTATCACTATTGATGACTTGCTTGTAGCAGATGTGTTTATTGCAAACATTGATGAAGCTATGAACCATTATGATGTTCGCTCGGCTTATAGTTCTGAGTTAGGTACAATCTTAGCTAACACCTACGACAAACACGTAGCTCAGATAGGCGTATTAGCAGCACGTGCATCTGCAACTATAACAGGTGGTAATGGTGGTACTCAGGTGTCTCATGCAGATAATGACACATCTGGTTCACGTATTGCTACCAGTATATTTTCAGGAGCACAAACTCTGGATGAAAAAGATATTCCAGAAAATGACCGCTATTGTGTCCTACGTCCGGCACAGTACTACTTAGTAGCTCAAACTACTGATGTACTAAACCGTGACTGGGGTGGTAGTGGTGCTTATGCTGAAGGTTCAGTATTGAAAGTAGCTGGTATTCATATTGTTAAGTCTAACCACTTACCAAGCACGAATATTAACTCTGGCGATGCTGACTATCAGGGAGATTTCCAAAAGACTATGGGTCTAGTTTGGCACAAGTCTGCAATGGGAACAGTCTCTTTGATGAATGTTCAGACGGAAAGTGCATATGATATCCGCAGACAAGGCTCACTCTTAGTGGGTAAATATCTGTGTGGTCATGGCATCTTACGTCCAGAATGTGCAGTTGAGTTAAAGGTAGATTAATTCTATCTGACCCGGGGGGAGTCTTTCCCCCCATTTTTTACTTATTTTCGGAGACCCTAGAGTAAGGGTGTCCTCCTTAAAAGCTCTTAGAAGTGAAATAAGAGCCTTGAATTTTTTATAAAACACCAATATTAGGGTAAAATCATGGCATTAACATTATCAACCGCCTTAGAAGCCGTTAACAGTATGCTTGCTGTTATAGGTCAAGCTCCTGTAAATAGCTTACCTTCTACCAGTTCTAGTGCTTCTCCGGCTGATGCCGTAATTGCAGAGAATGTTTTAACAGAAGTTAATAGGTCAGTACAGTTAGAGGGTTGGTGGTTTAATACAGAAGAGAATTTAGAAATAGCACCGGATGTTTCTGACAATATAATTGTACCAGCAAATACTTTAAGAATTGATACTTCACAGGAATTTAATAATCATGATTTTGTTTTTCGTGGAGGCAAAATGTATGATAGAAAAAATAATACCTTCACTATTACTGATACTATAAAATATCATATTGTTTTAGGATTAGAGTTTACAGATTTACCGGAAGCAGTAAGACGTTACATTGTTATTAGGTCTTGTAGAATTTTCCAAGATAGGGTTTATGGTAGTGATACTATTCACGCCTATACTCAAGAAGATGAATTAAGGGCTAGAGCGGAGTGTGAACGAGCACATAATAACAATGGAGACTTCAATATGAATGACGATAATTATTCGGCTGAATCTGTTTATCGGTTCATATAATGGCTACTAAATTTCATTCTGCTTTAGTAAATCGCTCTATCCCTTCCATGTTTAATGGCATAAGTCAACAGCCAGCTTCTCTTAGATTAGCATCTCAAGGGGAGGTACAAGAGAATGCATATCCGGCATTGGTTGAGGGTTTATCCAAAAGACCGCCTACACAACATATTGCAAAATTAAATACTGATACAACAACTAATCGTTTTGTACATTTTATAAATAGAGATAGTGTAGAAAGATATGTTTTAATAATTGAAAATGGAACATTAAAAGTATTTAACATGGCTGGAACAGCTATGACTTTAGTGTTTACTGCTAGTGCTTCTTATTTAAATAGCAGTGACCCAAGGAATGATTTTGCTGTTGTAACGATAGCCGACTTTACTTTTATTGTTAATAAAACAGTTACAACTGCTATGGATGCTGGTGTTGTTTCCGGAAGTTTAACAAGCACAGTCCAGAAGTTTGCTGACTTACCAACGTCCCCTTCAGTTGGAGATATACACGAAGTTGCTGGAGATGATTCAAATAATTTTGATAATTTTTATGTAAAGAGAGAGGCTAATTCTTGGAGCGAAACTGTAAAGCCCGGAATTACACATCAGTTTACAGCTACAACAATGCCACACCAACTGGTAAGAACAGCTACAGATACATTTACATTTAATACTGTTACTTGGGCTAATAGAGTAATTGGGGACGAAGCCTCTAATATTACACCAAGCTTTATTGGAAAAAAAATTAATGATGTCTTTTTACATAAAAATAGATTTGGAATATTAGCTGGAGAAAATTGTATCTTATCTTCTGCACCAGCAATTGATTTTAATTTTTGGAGAGAGTCTGCAACAACCCTTGTTGATTCAGACCCAATAGATATATCACCTGGGCATGTTAAAGTTTCTACTTTAAATCATGCTTTACCTTTTGATAAAACATTATTATTATTTTCTGAACAAACACAATTTTTATTATCAGATGAAACAGTGTTGTCTCCAAAGACAGCAGCCCTCGAAGTTACAACAGAGTTTGAAGCCAGCAGTAAAACTTCTCCTGTAGGAGCTGGAGCTAATGTTTATTTCGCAGTTCCTAGAGGAAACCATAGTGCATTAATGGAGTTCTTTGTAGAAGACAACGTAATTAGTAATGATGCTACTACAGTAACAGCACACGTACCTAACTTTGTTCCAGCAAATGTATTCCAATTAGAAGCCTCTTCAAATGAAAATGTTATATTTGCTATTAGTACTTCTACACCAAATGAAATCTATGTTTACAAATACTTTTGGCAAGGAAATAATAAAGTACAAGCAGCTTGGGGTAAGTGGGTTTTTAGTACAGAAGATACCATATTAGGTATCAAAATGATTGAAACAGATTTATTTATTGTGAGCAAAAGAAGTGACGGAACTTATTTAGATAAATTAGAATTACAGGTTGGTTTAACTGACACAGGATTAAACTTTTTAAATTTATTAGATAGAAAAGCTTCATTAACTGGAGTATATGATGCTGGTACAGATAAAACAACTTGGACAATACCTTATGTAGTTCCTACAGCAGTATCATTAGATGTTATTTTATCAAATGGATTTACTGGCAAGGCTGGTCAAAAATTATTAAGTGGTGTAGCTAGACCTACAACTACTACAGTCGTAGCTACCGGAGACTTTTCAGCATCCACTTGTTTTGTTGGACTGCCTTATGAGTTTAAATATCAATTCTCTGAGCAATTTATAAAGGACGGAGATGATGTTCCTCTTCGTGAATCTAAATTAATGCTGAGAAATATGGCAGTAAATTATACTGATACCGCTTTCTTTAAAGTAGAAGTAACGCCTGAGTTTAGGGATACAGCTACAAATGAATTTACCGGAGGTACGCTCGGGACAAATATAACTGTTGGTACAATTAATTTAGATTCCGGTGCGTATCGTTTTCCATTACTTGCGGATGCATCAGGAGTGACAATTGTTATCACCAACGACAGTCATTTACCCTGTGTGTTCCAGAGTGCAGAGTGGACAGGAATGCTCCACCAAAAAGCCTCACGTTCATGAGGCAACAATTAAGGATGCAGAATACCTAGAACCTAAATTAAGAGATATAGATAAAAGAGAAGTTTTAGCTGTTAGGGAAAAGGTTGACGGAGTTTTAACATTAGCTATTGAGAAATCATTATTAGCTTATTCAATTTATTATAAAGGACATCCTATAGGGATGTTTGGGCTTTCTTCATCGGATATTGGCTTTGGAATACCTTGGCTTTTATGTACAAATAAATTACCTAAAGTAGCATTATCATTTTTAAAGCAGTGTCCTAAGTATGTTAATCAAATGCATACACATTATAAAACTTTAACTAATTATGTTCACTGCGAAAATACTGTCGCAATTAAATGGTTAGAATATTTAGGATTTAAAATGTTATTTAAAGTTGAATATGGAAGAAATAATGAAATGTATTATCAGTTTATGAGGATTCAAAATGTGTGACCCAGCAACAGCAATGACAGCTATGCGTGTCTTTATGGTTGTTAAGGGTGTTGCTAGTTACATGCAACAAAAACAACAAGCTGATGCACAGGAAGATGCACTTCGAGCTGGTTGGGAAGATATACAAAACCAGTATGATGAATTAAGAGAAGAAATAGGAATTACAGAATCAGAAGAACTGATGGAGTTATCCATTGAATCACTAGAACGAAAAGGTGAGATGATGGCTGCTAGTTCAGATAGAGGTGCATATGGAACGGTTGTTTGGCAATTATTACAAGACAATGATATGAAAACTGGTATTGCTGGCGGTAATATACAAACAAAAACAGATAGAGATTTAGCACAAGTTGATAGAGATGAGCGTGGAGTATATGCTGATACACAAACAAAAATGAATGCAATTGACCAGCCTAGTTTAGCTATGACAGTCTTAGAAATAGGGGGTGATGTTGCTGGAACATATGCTGGACAACCAGCCAGTAAAGACCTTTCCACTGTTAAACAATCTTCTACCACACAAAGATTACGATTAGGTAGTCAGTATGGAATACCGGGCGGCAGTTCTGCTGGAGCTAACGCTACTATGAAATCTCCTTCCGGAGCAAAACGAAGAACTAATGTTAAATCTTACTTAGGGCGATAAAGATAATGGCTGAAGATACTATAGACATTTCATCTGGCTCTGTTTCTGGTAGAGTTAAAAGAAGGGGAGCTAAAGGTAATGTTGTTGGTGATACAACAATAAGCAGACCTGTTGCCTCACCTTCTGCAAGACCAGTAGATACAACTATAATGCCAAGCGATGATACAGCTTTAAGTGCATTAGCAGAAGGGTTATCGGCAGCATCTCCCGGGTTTGAAAAATACTTAAACGCCAAGCATGAAGAGTATACTCTTAATGAAGCTATTCGTGCAAAAAGGCAAGCACAAATTGAATTAATGGATAAGGATGAAATTACTGAAGAAATTTTAAAAGGTAATTTAAAACCTGAAGATTCTCCTTGGTTTCAAGAAGCTTACTTTAAACATGGTGCTCTTTTACAAGCACAAAATACTGCAAAAGAATTGAGGTTTAAATATGATACTGAGTTTGATAAAGATAATGGTGATATTAATAGCTTTATAAAAGACAACTTAAAAATTTCTGAAAGAGATTTAAGTGACCCGGATTTTGCTGAACCATATTTGAATGCATTAACAGATGTTGAAAATGATATAAAAAAAGAACAAGGAGAATATCATTCAGCAAAAATTGATAAAAAGAAAAAAACAGATATTATGCTTCTTGTTGATAATATTGTTATAGAAGCGGTTCAGGCGAATAAGCCTATACAGTGGTTACAGGAAAATTTAAATTCAATGTATGTTGCTGGTAAAGAAGTATTTCTTACCAACCAAGATGTTGATGAATTAATTTTTAATTCTATTGTAGCTAATTCTGATGCTGGTCTTCCTGAGTTAATATCTTATTTTAGTTTACCAAAACCTGATGGAACTCCCGGACTATATTATAATCCAGATTACACAGCTAAAATAGATGCCGCTTTTGATGCAGCAGTTAATCAGAAAGATGCAAATAAAAAAGCAGATAAAAAAATAATAGATGATGCAAAAAAAGCGAAATTTGAAAAAACCTTTTTAGATGCTGCTACATTACTTGATGCCCCTGACCCATCAGCCGGAGCAACTCAGTTACTAAAAATATTAAGCAACGAAAAGTTCGTTCAATTGGCGGCAGATGTTGGAAAAAGTTCTCAACTTCAATCTTTAAGAAATACTGCTAGAACTTTAATTAATAGTGAACGCAAAGATGCTGATGCTAAATTTACTAAAGATAGAAAAGAGGCTAATGAAAGACTTCTTGCAGAACTTCAGATAATGATACAAACTGACCAACTTACATCTATTGAAGATTTACATAACCATTTTACACAAGATACTAATGATAGGGATTTATCGAAAATTTTTGGTGAGTATAAAGCATTATCAAAAATGGAAAATGATATACTAACTCGTCAAGATAAAAACCATCATAGTAAACAAACTAGGTATCAGAATGAAGTAAAATTTATTAAAACATCAATAAACCCTACTGGACAAGGCGGTATTACTGATAAGTTTTATGGTAAAGCCCAAGAATTAACACGTAAAGCAAATTTGGCTGCAAGACAATATGATATTGAAGTGGCTCAAATGATTTCGGAGGCTGGCGGTT